TTTTCTATTCTTAAAGTCGTTAATGGCTAGATCAATGTTTGGCCGGCGGGCTGCAGCATTTTCAGCAGCACTTGAGTCATGCGCAGGGATATAATCATTTGGTATATCGATAACTGCTAGAGCATCACTTCTATCCTCACATAGGCTAATCATGTGTTCAGTAAGAGTTGAATTAGTGATACCAGGCAATACCATTAGATTAGCTGATACACGGTCTGGATCTCTTACTGCATCAATACCTCTTTTAACTGAATAGAACGCATAGTTCGTAGTTTCTAGCCCACCATTATCATCTAATCTTGTATTTCTAAAGGGGTCGGCTTCGGTAATATCAAGACCATCGAACCCGCCGTGGAAAACAGTAGTAAATTTATTATATCCATAATCACTACCAGTAAGCAAGAAATATGCGCCAGACATTGCTGTAACTGATTTCTGATTACTAACTGCACGGCTGCCTGAAGCATACTTGGCTTCTGTGAAGTTCTTCGATGACGAAAGCCGAACAACGATGTTGTCCAGTGTGAAAATATGAGATGGCACCACGCGCGTGCCGGTATCATCGGAACCCACTGTATATGTAACAAGAGTTGCGGGCATTGGACGAAGCAAATCGGGTGTTCCAGGATCATATTTTACAGTTCCGCTTTGAGCAACGTCAATACCCCAATATGCTTGTTGTGGTTTTACAAAATTCGAGCCAGACTGGTTTGTAGCATAACGAAGCACTGCTCTTGGGAACTTATAAGAAGCTGTTAGCGCGAAGGGGGCGGCGCCGATTTCGCGCTTCGTTATAACTGGGTAAGTGGTCGAAAGCTCGGTGCTGGTCGTTCGCCAGTTCTCAAGAAAGTTCTCCAAATTGGTTCTAATAAGTGTGTCAGCATTAAAAGAAGTTTCTAGTATGTTATCATTATCATCTTGAATCTTTGGAGGTCCATGAAAACCAAATGGCAATAAGCCAACTGCTTCTCCATTTTCAACATCTGGGTGCATTTCAACTCTGATAAATCTTGACATATTGTCATATTTGTTATATTCGCGATGATATTTCTTATCATCATCCCATTCTGCATATCTGTCGCCAATCTTTCTTGCAATATAGTTAGCTGAATTTGGATTTAAATCACAACCTGTATACATTTCAACATAATTTGGTGCAGTATCCTGATCGTCGATTTTTCTCAAAGCAACTGTAAATGTCCCATAGGAGGGAACAGCAGGATCTAAACTAGTAGGCGGCATAATATCTTGAATAGATACCTTTAGATTTTTTCCAAGCCAGTCGCCAGAAACATCAAGGCCGACTAGTCTAAAAAGCTTTTGTAGTTTGTAGGGGTTAAAATTCGAAGCATCGCCAGTGTCTTGTGCAACAAACCAGCCAGTTCTAGCCGGTTCAGCATTTCGCTGGTTATCTGCCCCTTGGGTGTTGTCGCTAGCATATCCAAGGATAACACCGTGAGTAATACTATTGTGTGTAGCAAGTCCTGTTCGAGCCTGATCTAAAATTGATCTTTCATATGTCTCACCAAGCCAATACTTCTCTGTTGTTGCAGTAATACTACTATTTGTTTTATGAGGATTGGTGTTAAAAACGTTTCTAATATAGTTTGCCGAATCTCGATTGAAATTAAACACATATCGCTTAGCTGTGCCGGCTTTAATCGTAGCTGCTGTCCCAATCTCAGCTACAAATTCGCCACTAGAATTGGCGCTTGATGTTCCAACAACCACTGAGTGGGAAGAGGTGGCGTGGCTGATGCGGCGCATGCAGTTGCCAGATAAAGCAATCGCGGCGTCGGAGGTCATATACCAAACAGCGGCAAGGGAAGCTGTTTGAGGATTAGGTGAACCCTCGCTAGAACCACTATTCATGACCCAAAGACCATAAGCGCCTTTCGCATCAGTGGTGGCAACATCGAGGGCGCCGCCCCAGCCAGCTTTACCAGCATTTGTAGTAGCTTTACTATGCTGATGTCCTACGAGTCTTACGATTGTAACTGGAGCGTTATTTCTCAAATAAGCTTGAGCTGCAAAACTAGCATATGTAGGACCAGCATAGTTGCCATCTCTCCACACATCTCCAGCCTCCCCACCAGCAATTGGATTACCAAAAGTTTCAACATATTCCGCAAATGAATTAACAATAACAGGGCGCATTCCCGGTCCACGTTCAGTTCTACCAATAATTACGGGTCCTGTCGGGGGTGCTACGCCGGCGGGCTGAGATTGATCAATTTCATTAAGAAAAATTCCTGGTGAAACAAATTTAAACTTTCGAACATCTGACATCTGCGATATCTCCTGTATATGAATTTACTATTGCCTTAATAAATAGTCTTTTATAGCTCCAAAATCCAATTCTTATTCTTTATAAAAACCCCTCTTATCAATATGCGCAAGTTCGTCTTCTGTAATTTTTCTTTCTCTTGGCATTCTAACTTGAACTGCGTTTTCTCTGATTACAACTTTTGGCTGTGCCTGATTTTTGTCTTCCCCAATTATATACCCAAGTACATTTATATCAACTTTGGTTTGGTATGTCCTTTCATCGGTCTCTAATGTTGATATATTATTATTTTGAGCAAAATCTTGTTGAATAAATGCCTCATATTGATGATCGTTACGTTCCATAACAAGAGTATTAATACCTCCAGTCTTCGTGACAAACGGAGTAAGTATTTCATTCATTTGTTGTTGATATTCAGTTCTTAGTGTCACAGCATAACTAACCTCTATATATACCGGCATTGGAATAGACATGCTTTGATAAACAATTTTTTTATTTGGTCTTGGCCAGTTAATTTGACCTCTACGATTATGTCGAGCACCTCCATCAGCAATATTTTGAGATTTTAAAGCGTCAACATTCGCAAAATTCGCTGTTTTATCTTGATTAATTCTTTTACTTACTGTTATTGACCCGCCTCTATAGTCTCCTACCGGTGGCACGTTGCCATAAAAAATTCCTTTTCTCGCTGGATCTTTTGTTACAGAAACTCTTTCCACTGTTATCAATGGTAATACCAAAATTCCATTAGAATCTCTTAATTCTTTTCTATTCTTAATTTGATGGGATCTTTCGGATGATATCCAAATTACAGGAACTTTTTTCCATCCTTTATTTGTGCTAGCAAAAATATTAAACTTGTTATCAACATGTTCATAAATCGCACTATCAATATTTTCTAAAGTTGATGGCTGTATAATTGTTTCACTAATAACGTTATTATCAAGTGGCATCGAACAACCCCTCGCGCGCTCTAATACACTTAGCAGAAATTTCCATTTTGTGGTCTATTTGACCAAATATCTGCTTAGGCTCATTTAAACTTACAATTTCATAATAAATCTTGCCATATAAAACAAAATCTCCAACTCTCACAAACAAATCTTGATCTTCTGTTAATCTTCGCTTGTGAAAGTGAATAACAATTGAAGCATTTTTGTCTATTCCAACATTGCTCATCCAAGAAGTTTCTAATCCTTCGTATTCTACCAAAGCATAAACCCTTATAGGAGGCAAGAATGTTTTTTCAATTGCTTCTCCATAAAGTGAATGAAAATTAGTATGCTCTACACTAATAGGGTAATATAGAACCTGTTGGCCAATTACTCTTTCAACAAGCTCATCATTAACTTGTTTTACAAGATCCCTCTCTTTCTTTCCTATAAAAAGAGGAGGGGGAGGATTAGCCGGCTGTGACCACTTGTTTGCCATTGTTCATAATCCCTCCATTACCCAACAAAAATCTTCAGAGGAACACGTTCTTGAATTTTATTTGTAGATTCAACAACGGCTGCATCTTTCTCCACAAGCTTCTCATAAGTTAATTCATCAAGAACGATTTTTAATTCCTCTCTAAGCTTTTCTTGTTCTTCTTTTGCTTGTGATAACAATGCATCAGCATTTAACGTAACTGATTCTCCTGGAATCGGAATTGTAGCAAATTTCCCTCTAACCTGGCCTAGCACTTCTTTTGATAAAGCAAGAGCAAACCTGCGAATCCATTGCTTGCCA